GCAAGAACCAAATTGCTTCAGGTGTTGCTATCATTGAAGAACGCAAACAATTACATAGGACAGCAAAGAGTAAAGCAAGATTGATGGAAGTCACTGAAGAAATGATTTTCACTTTTGCCGCACGATTCATGGATATGCGTTGGGCCGGTGAAGTAAGTTACAACACAGACTATGAAGCACATGATACTAACTATAGAATGGCTGTGATGAGATCAGCAAAAGATTTAGTTGGCGATAACCCAATGATTCAATCATTGATTACCAAAGAGATTATTGGTATGCTTGCTCCTGAAACAGAGATTCCAGAATATCAACAAGCATTTATTAAAACAGTACAAGACCCAGACTTAAGAACATTGATGATGAATACTGATGAAGCAGTATTGAGTCGTGATTTAGAACCATCAATGATACCAGAACATGAGATGTATGGTGAAGAAGATGATGAGACTGGTAAACAACAAGCAGAATATGATAACAGTATAGGACAAGCAGACAACACTAGTTTACTAGGCGGTGCTGGTACTCCTGTAACTAATGTAGGTATGACTTACTACACACAACAAGTCGCTCCAGTATTGTTAAATACCATGAGTATCGGAAGATAAAACACAAATTTGATACAAATGAATAAATACATTACAAACTCGGTTGCTCCGTTACAGCAAGAAAAAATTTAACATGGATCAAAATACATTCGTTGGCAACGATAGCCAGACAAACGCAAACCAGTCGCTCTCAGGAGCAGAAGGTGGCAATGAGCAAAAGATTGACCCAGGTGCTATTCGCAAAAGCACCACACAAAACATATTGAATGCTTTAAGCAATGCTTCAGGCAGTCAATTTGGTAGTGTAGAAGAAGCGTTAGCCTTCATGGCGAGAACTAGTGCTCAACAAACAAAATCCGATGGCAACGCACAGCCAGTAGATAACCAACAGAATCAGAATCGTTCTAATCGTGTCACAGCAAATGACTTGCAGGAGCAATTTAGTAAACTTCAACAAGACTTGGCTCGTAAAGACCAGGCTCTTAGAGAAAAAGAACTAGATGGCGATATCCAGCGAGCCATGGGTGACAAATTTGATAGCGACTTACTAGATTATGCTTTGAACAAAGTAAAGTCAAATATTCAATGGAATAATGATGGCACTTATCAAATCACAGATAGTAAAGGTCGTGAGCGTTATGGTCAAGATGGTAATCCGCTTTCAATTCAGGGTTTAGTAAATGAAGTAGCGCAGGGTAATCCTAAACTACTCAAACAGAGTAATCTAAATTCTGGATCTGGTTTAAGACCCGGACAAGGTAGTTTCACTGGCGCAAGCGATGAAGCCGTACCCGACTATAGCCGTGACCCAGCAGCGTTCAACGCATGGGCTAACAAAAACGGACTAGGTAAAGGTATTGGTCTCAAAGGACTAGGCGTAACAGCGACAGTATCAAGTGCGAGTCGTAAAGTACTCTGATTGCCAACTTAATTAAAAGGAAATATTATGGCTTATGTTCTCGGCGGTCCAAATAATGAAGGTGATGGTTTTACCACTGCTATCTCCAACTTCGCACTCCGTGCTATGCACGAATCAAATGGTTTAGTTAACTTTACTAATGTTGTTACACCTACACAAGGTCAAACATTCTTAGTACCTAACTTTGCACCTATCACATATCAAGACTACAATGCCAACGGCACTGGTGGTACATATGGTACAGGTAATGCGGTTGTACAAAACCCAGCATTGGGTCAAGGCACAATCACAGCAACTCCAGCAGTTGCACAAACAGCGTTTGATATCTTCTACGGCTGGACTACAAGTTTCACACTAGCAGCAACGCTAGGTGCTGAACTTGGTGAGTCTTTTGCTGAAAAAGTTGATCAGCGTGTTACTGAAGCATTCTTAGATTTCAAAGCAACAGTAAATAACACTTACTACGCAACCTCAGCAGACGGTTTTGACCGTGTGTTACAATTGGGTGCGATGGAAGTTGTTGCTGCTGGTACAAGTCCTGCAGGTTCAACAGCAGGTTTCACAGCAAACTCAATCTTAGAATTGATTCGCAATGTTAAACAAAACTTCAAAGTTGCTCGTATGCCTGGTACTCCAGTTATTGTTCTTGACAGTAACGGTAATGCTAATTACACAGGCGAAACTCCAGCAGGTCAAACTGGTTCTTCACTAACTCGTTTGTTAGCAGAACTTACTGGTGGTGCTGTTTCTCAGTCTGGTGGTTCTAATCTATCTGCTCTTGGTAACGAATTGTTAACAAGCGGTAAGATTGAATCAGTTTATGGCTGTATGGTTATGTTCACTACTTTCCTACAATCAGCAACTCGTTCCGTAGCAGGTGTAGCATCTCAGCCAGTATTGGTTGGTGCTTACTTCGGCGACAGCGCATTGTTCACTGTTATGAAAGAAGGACTACAGATCAAGACTGGTGAAGTACCAGGTGGTCTACAAATCTGGTTGACTGGTGTTGGATACTTTGGTTCTGGCGTTGGTGACCTTCGTAGAGGCGGTGCTATTAACATTCAGCAGGCTTAAATTGAATTAGAGAGAGTGGCAACACTCTCTCATTGTCTAGGAAAATAATATGTCAGTACCCTATCAAAGAATCTCAAACGCAACAGTAAGAGACATACAGTTTTATGATCCGGCAGCGGAGCGTAGAGCATCGGCTCTTAATGTTGATTGGGAACCTTATTTCAAAGTCGGTTCGCAAGAATGGCTTTATAAATTAGAATTCGGTTGGTGGCAAAAGTATTGTGATACAGTACTTGGTGCTTACTATTATGCCAATTTGCCTAATGGACAATTGATATCAAGTTTTAATCCTAGCCTACTTATTAAGAACGACCAAACATTAGTTCGGTTAGATACATTCGGAGCGATTCAAGTTTTCTATGAATCACTAGTTACTGATGTGTCTAACATGAATGAAGTGGATATGCAAAACTATGAGTTTGCTGTCAAGCGTTGTGAGAATGAGTGGACTAAGGCGTTACAGTTGATGAACTTCTATGATTTATATCAGGATGCACCAAATGGACCGACGACTAAACTTGAAGAAAATTGGACTGCTGATGTTGATTATTTCAACGGTGATCGGAGATATTTCTAATGGCACAAGCAATATCATACACAGTACTCAATCAACCTTATACAACGCAAGATCAAATCATTGCGGTGCTTAGGAGAGATATTCTTAATACATGGAACATCCCTGTATTTGAAGATTTCCCAAGTGCGTCTGAAAAGGTAAGATATGGAGTGTATGTGAGTGATGTTCACCAAGACGATAGAAATCCTCACCAACTTGGTGTTCAATATGGTGGAAGTATATATCATGCTTATGATACATTTAGCGTGACTTATATTTCATATCAAGAGGACCCATATAATCAACCAGTTAATGCGATTATTGCTAACCTAGTAACCGCACTAAAAGACGATGGTGAACAATTATTTGATGGATATTTTGAAAGAGATTTCACTCAAGTAAGAACATATGGACCAACGCAGGCAGAAAGACACGACTGGACATTCAGAGTTTTAAGACTAGAATTTAATACATAGCCAATATACAAGGAGACAATCATGGCAAGAATCACGACAAATACAACTGGAACACAACCAGTTATCATCATTGGATTAGACGGGGCTAACCTTGCTAATACAGCGGCAACAATTACTGTACCATTTGTACAAGACTTAACTATTACTAACAGTACTGGTGTTTATTCATACACAACATTTTCAGATGTTGATATGCGTAAACTTAGTACACCTGCTGATAATGAAGCAAGTACAAATGTTGTAGTTGATAGTTTAGCATACTTTGGAAACAGTGCGGCAACAGCCAACACAGCACCATTCTTAGGTATCGCAAGTTTATCAACCAACAAGAATACAATAGATTTTCAAATCTATTGGAACGGTACTGCTGCCAACGCATACTACTACGAGGGAACAGGCTTTATAACAAGTCTTGCTCCAACTACTAGTCCTGATGCACCAGTCTGGGTGACTCCATTAACTATCGCAGTTGATGGTGCTTTCACTGTAGACCAAGTGTAATCAGAGTGTACGCAACAAAAGGGATACTCAAAAGGTATCCCTTTTTTAACAATTTACAGAAAGAAACAAATTATGGAACAACCATACCTTAATACGGATGAAGAAAAACTGCGTTCATTACTTAGTGATGAAGCAAAGATGATGCCTATGCTTGACAACATGCAAGCAACAATTAGGCAAATGAAAGCCAAACAGGCATTTCGTATAGCGTTACTAAATCAATTGATTGATAACCTAAACGAAAAAGAATAAATACATTAAACAACTTAAAGGAAATAAACAAATGAAACTCTCGCAATTAACAGCAAAACCCCAATTGATTCTTATTGAACTCAATGATGAAGAAATCATTAAAGAGTTTGGTGAAGCCATTACCTTTCACACATGGGACAGACAACCAATGGATGTGTTTATGAAACTTGCTGGTGCGTCTAACAAAGATACATCAGAGATTATAGGCATTGTTCGCACATTGATATTAGATGAAAAAGGTAAAGAAATTCTTAAAGACGATGCTATGCTTCCAACTAATGTATTGATGAAGGCAATTGGTAAGGTGACCGAAGTATTGGGAAAGTAACACAGGACAGTATTGACCCTAAAAGTGAAAAGATGGCTTTAATACTGACCGTAGATGGACTTGGTAAGCGTTATGGAATGCTACCAAGTGAAGTATTAGAAAGAAGTAATACATTTGATTTGTATATAATGGACGCAGCAATGACATTTGAAAATTATCATCATAAGAAGTCAATGAACAACGGTCGTGAGCCAATGCCAGATTATACAACAGATGAATTACAGAACATTTTGAATAAAGCAAAGGGTGAATAATGTCTATAACATATACAGTTAATGATAAGATAACAAGTAGTATAAAAAGCATTAAAGCAAAACTTAAATTGCTTCCACAAGAAGCCTACAAAGAGTTTGTTAAAGAAACACCAATTCGTAGTGGTAACGCAAGACGCAGTACTAAATTAAATGGTAATGTTATATCAGCCAATTATCCTTACGCTAAACGATTAGATGAAGGTTATAGTGATCAAAGTCCTGATGGTATGACAACACCAACCGAAGCATTCATTAAAAAGCGTGTTAAACAAATATTAAAAGGAAAGTAAGATGGCAGATTTAACTTATACGATGGACATAAATGGTGCTCCTGCCCTTACCACGCTTAACAAAGTAGAATCACAAGTATCCAAATTAAAAGGTAGTTTTAATGCATTAGGCGCAGCACTTGGCACCATTGCATTTGGTGCAATGATTTCTAATGCCAACAAGTTTGCTGATTCAATCAGTGACTTGAGTGATGCTACAGAAATATCAATACAAAAAGTATTAGGCTTTAGTGCAGCAGTACAAGCCAATGGTGGTACTACTGAAGGTGCTCAAAAGGGTATGGCAAAATTAGTTGCCAGCATTGATGAAGCAGCAAATTCAGCAGGTAGCGGTCGTGAAGCATTCAAAGATGTTGGTGTTAGTTTAGATGACTTAAGAACAAAAACAAGTAGTCAAATATTTGAGCAAGCAATTAAAGGACTGGGTGGCATAACTGATGTTGCAACAAGAGCCAGACTTGCTACAGAATTATTAGGCAAAGAAGCAAAGTTAGTTAATTTTAAGAATGTTGCCGGTGACTTTGACGCAGCCAGTGCTAAAGCCGTAAAACTTGCTAGTGCTTACAAAGCAGGTGCTGACGCACAACAAGCACTTGAAACTAACTTAAAGAATTTAACCAGCGCATTGTTACAAGTACTTGAACCATTGAATAAGATTGCCGCTACTGTTAATGTTAGTGTTGAATCATTTGCAACACTAATTAAAATAGTTGGTTACGCAGCCGCCGCATATCTATTTCTTGGTAAAGGATTAGCAACAGTTACAGGCATGATGAATGTTATAATACCTGCGCTTAGAGCATCAGGTGGCGCATTTGCATGGTTGGGTTCTCAAATTATGTTAATAGTATCCAATATTGGAAATATATTCAAAAATTTAGGAAGAATGGTTGGAATTATTTCTGGTGCTACAAATGCTACTACATCATTAGCCGCAGCATTTGCAGCATTATTGCGTGTAGGATTACGATTTGCAGGCGTAGTTGCTGTCATTATGGCAGTAGTAGAAGCAGTCAATTACTTAATTAAAGCAATAACCGGCCTTGATATAATTGACATGACAATTAAAAAGTTTGGTGAATTGTATGATGCTGCTAAAGCATACTTTGGGTTAGGCGATGGACCTAAGGGTAGAAGTTATTCTGTTGAAGATGCTAAACGCCAACAAGAATATTTAGACGAAAAAGAAGCATCAATTAAGCGTGGTCAAGAAGCCATGCAAAAGTTTAATGCTGAAGTTGCCAAAGCCACACTAGATTCTAAACAATCATTAAGTATACAGGGTCAAGAATTAAGTAATCTAGCCTTTAGATTAAGTTTTGAGAGAGCAATGATTGGTAAGACTGAAGATCAAAAAGAACTTCAAACTCAAATGTATGATATTGAAATGAAGCGTATTGATTTGCAAGACGAATATGCAAGAGCAATTGCAAAATTACAATTAGAAAAATCAAACACCAAAGATGAAGAACAAAATAGATTGATAGGTGAAAGAATTAATATTATTAAAGCAGAGGCAAAAGAATCATATGAAATGATTGGTCGTCAGAAACAGGGTATCACTGATCAAATTGTATTGCTTCAAAGTGCTAGAATGATTGAGGCTGCTAGACTACAAGACCAACAAAACATGGTCAAAGCAATTGAAGATCAAATTGCTCGCCAACAAACATTGGCTGGCATAATGCAAGGTATTAATGATAAGAAGGTTGATCAAGGATTTGAAACAGCACAAGCAGGTCGTAATCCATTAGAAAAACAAATGGCACAGATCCAAGAGAATGCTCGTAAAGGCGCACTAGAAGCAGGCAGAGCATTTGCTGCTGGCTTTGAAGATATGGATTTAACAACAGCACAAGCAAAAGAATTGGCTGATGGATTAGATAAAATTGCTAAATCATATGAAGGCATTGCTAAGTCACAAATGGATAACTTAGCAGCAAGTCGTACCTGGGAAGCAGGATGGAAAACAGCGTTTGATAGTTACATGGACAATGCAACCAATGCTGCAACAAGAGCAGGTGAAGTGTTTAGCGCAGTCACCAGCAATATGAATAGTGCTATTGATAACTTTGTTGAGAATGGTAAATTTAGTTTCAGCGATTTGGCTAAGTCTATCATACAAGATTTGATTAAGATTGAATTGAAAGCCCAAGCAACCAAACTACTTGGAGCATTAGGTGGCGGTGGTGGCATATTCTCATTCATTGGAAACATATTAGGATTTGCTGAAGGCGGTAGTCCACCAATTAACAAGCCAAGTATCGTTGGTGAAAAAGGTCCTGAATTGTTTATACCAAGATCAGCAGGAACAATCGTACCAAATGGCGGAGGCGGTGGTGGAGTTGTTAACAAGACATATATTACCAACAACATATCAGCGATAGATAGTAAGAGCGTAGCACAAATGTTTGCTGAGAATCGTAAAGCATTGCTTGGTACAGTTCAGTTAGCACAAAAAGAATTACCTTACGGTAACAGATAAGGAATAATAAATGAGCGGATTACAAACAATCTTAGACAATTGTAACACGATTAAATTTAACCGTCGTAATGTTGTTGGAACACAATTTACACGAAATGAAATACCTCGTGTTAGTCAAACACCAACAAAGAATCCATGGAAGATTACAGTTGAAATGCCAAACAGTTTTGGCTATAGTGATGCTAGAGCATTGATGGAAGAACTTGATACATTAGATACTTTTACTAACCAAGAAGTAACATTCAGCAATAATGCCAAACTAAGTTGGATATTCAGATATCAAGGATCATTAACTAACACACAACTGAATGGATTTACAGTAGTAAGTTACACTGGCAATCAATTGGTATTGAGTGGCTTGCCTACAGTAGCAGCAACTACAGTAATGTTCAAAAAGAATGACTTGATACAAATCAATACTTTTCCTTATCCATTCACAACTCAACAAGATGTATTGCGTGGCACTGGTGGAACAGTAACCATTACAACAAGCAGACCAAACATAATATCAAGTAGCGTTACTGGATATGGTATTACAGTTGGCAACAATTGTATATTCAATGTATTCTGTCCTAACATGCCAGTATACAAATTGATACCGGGTGGTTGGAAAATAAGTAGTGGCATAACAACAAACAATGCTTACTTAGAATGGTCAGATAACTTCTATCTGTATGAGTGGGTAGGAGACGCATAATGGAAATTATACCAGCAGTTGACGATAAAAATAGCATTAATAGTGCTGAGTTTGTTAAACTAACAATTTATAACGATGTGTCAAACACAGCGGATACAACCATTTACACCTTCTCAAGTGCTTACAAATATGAAACAATCAATGGAACACAGTACAGCCCAATGGGTGGATTGCTTGCTGTAGGTATACAACAAAGAGACATTCGTGTTACATCAGCAGATACATCAATTAGTTTGAGTGGTATACCTAGTGATGGTTCAGACAACATGGCAATCGTGTTAGGCACAAAGATTCGTGGTAGTAAAATTGAAGTCATTAGAGGATTTTACAATGACAACTATGTGTTGACCAGTGTTGCACAGCGTTTTACTGGTATTGTAACAAGTTACAATATAACTGAAGAACGCCATGATTTAATTGACAATTTTACCATAACATTAAACGCAAGTAGTTATAAAAATGTATTACAAAATCGTGTTGCTGGACGCAAGACAAATGGTGAGAGTTGGAGATCGTTTCCTGTATCAGCCAGTGATACATCAATGGACAATGTGTATAGTTTAGCAGATCAATACTTTGACTTTGGTGCTAAGCCTAAGCAAGGAGCAACTACACAAAGTACTGCATCAGCAACCACAGCACAAGACACTCGTAGTGGTGGAAGAGACTCAATATGAAAATAAGATATGCTACCAAATACGATGCACAAAAGATTATCAATATGCTTTGGAATTATCACGATTCTGGAGCCATTGAAGGATTAAGTGTTGCTGATGAAAAGACAGCATTAAAGATATTGACACATATACTAGCAGGTGCCGGCATAGCCATACTTGCTGAGAAAAACAATGAACCTGTTGGAATGTTGTTAGCATTCAAAGTGCCATTCTTGTGGGACCACAGTAAGTTTGTAATGAATGAGATTGCATATTGGGTAGAAGAAGAACATAGAGGAAGCACGGCCGGTTATAGGTTGTTGGCAGAGTATGTTAAATATTGTGAACAATTAAAAGAAGAAAATATGATAACAAATTACACATTAAGTCAAATGGAAGGACAGAATTTGAACTATTCACGCTTTGGCTTTAGACCTATAGAACATACTTGGAGTACATAAGATGCCAATTTTTACAGCAATAGCAGCAGTAGTTACTTCAATCGCAGCAGCAGTTGGTTTTGGTGCAGTCGCAGCATCAGCAATCGGTGCTGTTGGTGCGTTTGCTGCAAGAACATTATTGACAATTGGCATCAGTAAGTTAATATCAAATACTACTGATACACCAGCATCAGGTAGCAATACACCAGCGGCAGATCCAAGAGCGCAGAAGTCTCCAACGACAGTTAACAAAATTCCAGTAGTATATGGTTCAGCATATGTTGGACCTACAATTACTGATGCTATATTAAGCACAGACCAAACAACAATGTACTATGTTTGTGCGTTAAGTGAAGTAACAACAGGGACATTTACTTTTGGTAACATATATTTTAACGGTGACCTAATTACATTAGGTACTGGTGGTGATGCTGCCAAAGTTTTAAGTTTAACAAACAACGCTGTTCCTCCGCAAGTAGATACAAAAATTGCTGGCAACATGTATGTGTATTTGTTTAACAATGGGTCTAGCAGTGGTATTAATACTGGTGGACAAACAGCAATACAAATACTTTCAGATGCTAGTATACCAGTAGATAGTCGTTGGTCAGCAACTGACACAATGAGTAGTTGTGCGTTTGCTGTTGTTAAATTAATTTACAATTCTGATGCCGGCACAACACAACTTGGAAGTTTGAATTTCCAATTGATTAATGATTTAGATAATCCAGGTGCAGTCATTAGCAATTACTTAACTAACACAGTATACGGTTGTGCTATTCCAGTAGCCAACATTGATACAGCAAGTTTAGCAGCATTATACATATATAGTGATGAATTAATTACATATGTACCTACAGGCGGTGGCACTGCAACTCAACCAAGATATCGTATCAATGGTCCTATCAATACAGGACAAAACTGTTTAGCAAACTTACAAGACTTATGTGATGCTTGCGACAGTTGGTTACAATACAGTGAATTGACTGGTCAATGGAAAGTTGTTATCAATCAAAGTTATGAAGATTACACAACCTTTAATGCGTTATATTTGATTGACAGTTCAAATTTAATTGGTGGCATAGACATTAATCCAATTGACTTAAACAATACATATAACAGTTTAGAAGTTGGTTATCCAAATGTAAACATTAAGGATCAAACTGATTATAGAGTATTCAACTTAGTTGACTATGTGCCAGAAGTTATGAGTCCAAACGAAGCGGCTAATCAATTGAGTGTTAACTATCCTCAAGTAAACAACTACATTCAAGCAGCATATCTTGGTGAGCGTAGATTGCTACAAAGTCGTGAAGATTTGATTATCACTTGTGCATTAGACTATAGTGGTATACAAATTGAAGCAGGTGATGTTGTAAGAGTAACCTTAGCAGAGTATGGATGGGATGAGAAACTATTCCGTGTTAGTCAGGTACAAGAAGTAAAAGATGAATCAGGATTCCTAGGTGCTCGTATTTCAGCGTTTGAATATAACAACACCATATATGCTAACGATCCATTAAATGATTTTATACCAGAAGCAAATACAGGTTTGATTAATCCAAAATGGCTAGACAATCCTGGTACTCCTGTGATTACAACTAATCCATTAGCAAATGGTACTGTATCAAGTTTTATTGTAGAAAGTACAACGCCGGCAAGTGGTAGTACTATGTTTATGGATTTCAATTATGGATTGACTAGTAATGTTGATACGCATAAATCATATACAACAATTCAAACAAGCGACGGATCACCATTTGCAGTTAGTGCAACAGTATCTATCAATGTTGTTAATTTGCCACCAGAAACATATTATTGGTCAACAACAGCAAGAACATCTGTGAGTGGTTATAAATCATTAGCAAGTGCGCCATATACATGGGGCGGACCTAATGTAACAACATTTGATTCTACATCAAATACTGGTGGTGTTACATTTAATCAAATTTCAAATGATGTTTCATCCGCATTAACTCCTGCAGGTGGATATACATATAAAATAGATAATTATCCTGGTTCAGTTTTATTACCTGTCAATACTACTACAAGTCCAGCAGTAACAGTACCTTCATACATTAATGGAACAACACAAACTACTAAAATATATCCATATTTTCAAGGAACAAGTGCAACTGCTGATGGGTATTTTGCTAATAGTACAGGTGTATGGACACCAGGTGATGCATGTGCGTTTATATACAGTTTTGGAATAAGTGATTGGTATGCTTTACATGGTTTTACATTTTTTACTCCATTGACGCCCAGTGAAGTTGTTGAAATTCAATTGGATAACCAGTTTGTTAGTAATGCTAATACAGTATTACAAATTGTACCTTATATAGATTTTACAGGAGTATACACATATGTTGATACACAATATATGATGAATATTACTTTAACTGCTAATCAACCATTTGTTTGGCAAGATAAAAGAGTTTATCAAGGTACAAGTGGGATAGGTGCTGTTGGATACTTATGGAGAAATATTGTTACTGGAACACAAGTAACATCAGTAGCAGCGGCATTTCAAGTTTATTATGGCAAACTTCCCCCATAATTAGAAAAACATATAAATAGATATAAGGAAACAAAAACATGAGTTTACTATTAAACGGTTCAAGAACGATGACAATTGCTGGAACACCTATCCAGTGTCTTGAGATATATACAGGTGA